GTGATGAATAACCACCACTTCCATCAGTACCTGCAGTAACCCATCCATCAATATTGGCAAAGTCTCCAGTACTTAGAGTAGGCATTGAATCTAAAGCTTTAACACAATTTACCCTGCCATTTCCAAATGTTCTACCATAAATCATAAGTTTAGCAGAATTAGGTCTAGTTCTTATTGCTGATGTCTCAAATTGAAAAAATGCTCTTGCAATATAAGTTATTGCAGTTCCACGTCCTGCACTTACTTGAGTTCTAATAGCATATGAACCAAGGGTCCCTGTTGTATATACAGCTGTACCTGTAGAAGCTCCTCTTGCATCAGCCCAAAGAGAAGCAGTTTTATAAATATATCCATCATCATAACCACCACTATCAACCATGTAAATTGTTTCAGACATTATAAACTAACCTTTGGCATATAATAACTCTCTTGCATCATGTAATCATTTTCAGGCGGAGCTATAGATATAACTTCATAGGAGATACTATCAAACGAATGCGTATTATCTTCTTCAGGTAAATTATTCCAATATGTTACTTTGGCTCCTGACTTTCCTCTTGCTAATGCAAATGATTTAAAACTACCTAAATTATCATCTCTATATGTATCAAGAAAGATACCATCATATGTATCTGTAAGGCTTAAATTAGCCCAATCTCCTTCAATTATTGTTACATTAGACTTACCACTAGCCCATGCATTTAACTTCTCTAAAATCTGTGGATGTATTTCTATTATTGTATGGCTATTAACTCCTTGTGCTTGTATATAATCAGCACATATCCCCATACCAAAACCTATTTCAAGCACATCTCCTTTATTATGACATATATATTCAGCAGCCTTTTCCATAATTGGAGCTTCCCAATCCATCATAACAGCAAAGTTATCATCAGTCATTATATCTGAATCAGAAAATATTAATGTTGTGTCTTTAAATGCCATTATGGTGTATCAAAATCTACTGTTGCAGTTCCATATGCTTGCTGTTCTGTAGCATCCCAATAAAAAGAAACTATATCTACTCCATTATTAGTAAATACAGGTACAGTCCCTCCTGGCCACATTACATCTGTAGTAGTTGCTTCAGACTCATCATTCTCATAGACTTTCCAATTAGTAACATCATGGTCTCCATTAGTTGTACAAACTAATAAAAAATTACCTGATACTGAAGGGAATATTAGGTTAACATTAGTAATATCTCCTGTCATTTCAAGTCTATATTTATTACTTTTTCTAAAATCAATATCTGTATCATCTGTTCCCCCAGAACCTATAACAGTTGTAGCACTGAATGTAGCTTCTTGTCTACTAAATCCTGCTGAAGCAGCAATGCTAATAGAACCTAAAAAATTTACAATTGAACTAGCTACTGTAGCGTGAGGTACAAATTCTACATGATTTACAAAACTATCTGCACTAGCTATATCATTCATTAATGTTAGTACTCCACCATCTGCAACATTAATTTTCCAGCTATCACCTGCATCTTCATGGTTATCAGCTCTTAGCATTATATAACAATCGGTCCCTGTATCAGCTGTCAATCTCATTAATCCACCATTACCATAAATACCCGAAGTAGCAGTAATAGAAGTACTAACACTTAAAGTTCCTGTAACATCTACCCCTGTATCATCAAGTTCTAAGATTGTAACTTCATCTACAGCCATATTTATCTTACCTTTATGAAGACCAGCTCCAGCTAATGTTTTCATTTCAACATAATCAAGACCTTTTGCCCCACTATCATATACTGCTCTAATCATAAAACAATCACTATCAGAAGCTCCCATTTGCCATGTAGGATTACCATCATTTACAGCTCTAGTTATTTTAGTTGCTGACTTACCTAGAGTATGAGTATTGCTTTCATCAATTTTAACTATTATATCATCACCTAAGGCTGCTATTTCATGATTATAGGGACTTTCTTTAGGTCTTCTAGGCTTAGCTATGATTCTATCTCTATCGTACTTAGAATCGGTTTTTTCTTCTAGGGGGATTGAATACCATTTTTGTCCATACTTTACAAATAAATGCAAACCTTTCTTAGGTATTCTTCGTATAACAATATCGCCTGTATGTCCTTCACTTCTAGCTGGATGGCCTGTTCCAGTAGTAATTACTTTTTGTTTTCGTGCATTTAAAGCATTTAAATCTTTTTTAGACTTGAGGCTCACTAATAGTATTACTCCTTGTAGTTCTATATTCTACGCCATAATCATTAATCTCTACCTTATTATTAGCAAAGAATTGCAACTTAAATTGTATCACATATACATCTTTAATTCTTACTGCTGTTGTCTGGCCAGTAGATTCTTTTTCCATTTGATAATCAGTAGCTGAATTATACTCTGGAGATAAAGTTAATTTTTTTCCATGCAAACCAGATGCAGTACCAACTCCATAAAACATCCAACTATCATTATTCCCAAACCGATAAAATACTTTTAATGTTATCAGTGATTCACTAGTAGCTCCTGTAAAGGTAACATGGAAACGACTAATTTTTTTCTTAGCATGGGGGTCTCCCATATCAAACATTCTTGTATGTACCTCAGCATTTTGTGTATATACATCATCGCTATCCCATTTTAATATCCTTGTATTAGCCATTAAGTAGGACTCCCAGGATTACCATCTACCCCTGCACTGCCTGTTGCCATTGTTATAAGAGTTCCATCTTGTAGAACAACAAAGTTAGTACAGTCTTTATTCTTACATAACCTTTCTTTACCAGTAGTCCAACTCTGAGTATTAAATTCATAAACATATATATCAGCTTCAGCAGCATTCGCTTCCTCACTTGCATCTATATTTTTCTTTATTAACAACATATTATCTAGAGGAGTATATGCAATAATTGAATTGTCCTTAAAGAATGACTGCCAAGTTTTTAAATCAATTAATCTTTGTGTAGTATCTGCAGTAGACATCATTAAGTCAACTACTTCATCTCCTTCATATTTAAATACTCCAAATTTGTTAGCCCATGCAATTCCATCAGCTATATCTATAATATGATATGGTTTGCTTACACCTCTATATTTATGTGTAGATTCTAAGAAAGCTGTCTGTAAATCAGAATCAGCAACATTAATTATATACATTGCTTTATTTTTAAATTGTAATAACCTACCATGAGCTGATTTTAATCCAGTAATAACATCACCATCACTTGTATCTACATCAATTACATTATAAGGAGTAGGAAATACATCAAACATATTTACAGGAGATGCTATCATTCTATCATTGTATACCCTATTTGAACCATTCTCATCTGTATATTTTACCCCAGCTATCCATGCTCTTCTTCCAGTTATAGTAGCATGTTGATAAGCAGCAGTTAAAGAAGTTGATGCACTATCATATCCTATTCTATTTTCAAATGTATCATCTTCATCAGTAGATATAATATGTGTAAAATCAGTTGCCCCAGTAGCAGAATCTGCTGTACCTGTACAAGTATATAAATCACTTACAGTACTTGATTGCCTCCAAGGATGAATCTGAATTCCTGCGTGATTTAAAAATCCATTTGTAAAATGAACCATACCTACATGGTAATATATACTATAATTATCTTCTTCTTTTGAATGCCATAATCTTATACCAACCATACGACTATCAAATATCCATGTACCATCACTTATTAAATCAGGATGACACAATTGTCTTATTTTCAAACTTCCATTTTCACCAAAATCCCAAGCATCACTTACTGTACTTGCAGAATCTGTAAAACTTGCAGCTGGAGTAGTGTCGGTATTTGTAAATGAATGACTCGGTAAAGATTCCGAACCATCTGCATATACAGCACTTGCATAGAATTTATGTTTACCACTCCAATCACCTTCAGTAGATGACGCTTCAAATGCAAACTTCCATCTATTTGCAGTTAAGTATGTTGCATTCATCCAATCAGTACCAGTACCATTAAAATCATTAGCATCATCATAGTTAGCAGACCTTATAAGTCCAGTAGTAGAGGAGCCATTATTTATTGTATAATTACCTAACCAAGATAAATCTTGATTCATTATTTCGTGTCCTACAATTATATTAGAAGCTATTCCACATATATTGCCTGTTTCAAAATATTGCACTACCTTAGGAACATTACCAGATGCAAAGTTTCCATCACTTAATCTTAAAGCTCCACCCTCAGAATACATTACAGGCTTAGTTACTGTAGGGCCACTCCAACCTGTATTATTTAAACTAGTATCATTCACCCATCCTCCTATATCTGAAGAATGTATTTGTAATTTAGCAGCATTATTTATATATGCAATTCTTTCATCATCTACTCTAGTTACTCCTGTAGTCCCAGTAGGATATATCGAGAAAGAGAAATTACCAGCTGTACCTGCTGTGTCAGCTGTTACAGTTAAAGTTCCACTACTATTAGTTGCAGTTACAGCACTTGATTGTGCTCCTGCATCTATATCATCATCAAATTCAACAGCCCATTCTGTTGCAGTATTTGAAGCTGGGTCTCCATGGGTAACTAAATGTTCAGTTCCATTAATATCTATAGTCCATGCATTACCTGTTGCTGATGTCCCACTAAATACAACTTGCTCTACCTGAGCTACTTTAGCCATACTCAAGCCTAAACCCATCTGAGTAGAATACATAAGACCCCAAGTATTATCATAATCTTCTTGCAAAAATACTTCTTCAATAATAGTAGTTGTTAATGAATCTGTTAGATATGCTTCTGCATAATATGCACCTAAGTAACTATCATCTAAATGGTAATGCCACCAATTAAGAGCACCTTTCCAAGATTCATAACCAGATACACTTCTATCATGACCATCAAATCCAGCTGTCATCATTAAATCAGGAATAAGAATACTTGAAGTTAACCCAGTATCTGGATTATCAGAATCTGAAAACCATTTAAATTCTCCTCCTTGATAATTGACACCAGTAGATGCGTCATCCCATATATTATCACCATCTTCTATCTGAGCAATAGTTCCCACGCTATCATCACTTCTTTGAAAGTTAGAAAAGAATGTATATACTGCACCTGAAGCAGAAGACTCTGATATTAAAACAGCTCCACCTCCACCTGAACCTTCGCCATTAACATTTTCTGCTGTAAATCCAGACAAACCAGTATTAGCATTTATTGCAGCTATAACTGCATCAGTTAAAGGTTGAGCACTGCCAATTCCATAAACTAAATTAATATCATTTGCTGAACTAAAGTTAGAATCAAAATCATAATCCCATAATTCAACACCACCTGATAGTTCTCCAAAATCATCAGTATTCTTAAAATCACAGATTACAAGAAAATTGTTTCTACCATAATCTACTGCAGTACCTGTTCCAGGAACTCCACTAGCTTCTTGATTATATGTTTCATTATAATCAGTTCCATCTGTACTACCGCTAGGATTAAATGTAGTTACATTCCATGGCATTCTATATTTACCACCAGTATAAGTAGCTCCATTAGGAAGCGTTCCTGTACTATAACTACTTTCACTAGCTAATTTAAATCCACTACCTGTAGTTCCAAATAAAGGTATAGGATTACCAGATTTTACATATGTTGCTCCACTATCACTAGTAGTCCATTTCTGTACAAATAGACCCATTACAATACAATCCCAATCAGAATTAGCTCTATTTATAGTTGAAGTAGTACCACTCTTGCTAGTAGGCCTAAGCATTGTACCACCTTCATACAGATTATTAGAGCTACCTTCAGGAAATTTAGAAACTTGAGTACTAAAATCAAGAATACCAAAAGCTTTAACACCATCATTCCCAAAAGTAGGAGTGGTATGAGCTGCCAATATTCCACTTGCTGGAGTGAATCCCCAACCTGAATTATATGTTGCAAGACCATAACCTGGAACGGGACTACCAGTAGCTTCAGATTTTGTAGTATCTCTTCTGGAAGCTCCCATATTTCTAATCTTACCTATATTATCTACATGAACATCTTGAAGAAACTCTTGTTCATTAGATAAAATATCACGAGGGTCAGCACTATTATTCTGACCCCCGTCAAACTTATCTATCTTTATTACATCTTTAGGCATTAGTTATCGCTTCGAAGACCCTTTATAAATCCTCTAACTATAGAACCAAAGATATTATCAACTATATCAATAAACCATGGTTCTATCTGACTATTCCAAATCTTTTTAGAGAACTTCCATTTCCCTAATCCAAGTGTCATAACCTTACCTAAGCTTTCAAATGTAGTTTCTACTACACTACATATGCTTTCATTTGGTATCTTTTTAAGAATGTATAATACTATACCCCCGCCACCAACACCACCTATCATTGCTGAATTACTCATTAAGAAATCTAACATTTAAATACCTCCTAGTATTTTCTTTTTACAGTTTTACGTTTAGGTTTCATTTTACTAACAGCTTTCTTTATTGTCTTTCCAGTTCTTTTCGCAAACTTCTTAGCTGCCGCTTTTCCTTTTTTAGTGTACGAAAAACTTCTTGTTCCAACTTTTGGCATATCAACTCCTTATTTGTATTTTTTGATTATAGGTTTAATTTTCTTCCAAAGTTTATCATCTTTCTTAGATTTAGTAGTCTTTACTATTAAATCTCCAACTAACAATAAAACTGCAACTCCACCTTTTTTCGCTATTAATTTACCTAATAATAATTGTATCATCCTTCTATTAAATTCCCCCATACAGTAGTAATACCTTTTATAATTTCAACTACTTCCACTTTAAAATTACCGCCTTTAAAGAAATCTATTATTGCAAAAGCATGATTCCAATTAGTTAACTTTCCACCAAGCCAATCTTCATCATGTTCAATATCTTTTAAGCATCCTAAACTCCATGAACTTATTGTTCCACCATTAAAAGTTTTAGTAAATCTTTGCAAGTCATGTGTATGACCATACATTATATTCTCACCATAATGGTCTAAGTGTTTAAAAGCATGATACTTTGGTACATATTTCCCATGAGTAAAGTTTATCTTGCCTATTTTTAAATTCTTTTTCTTATTATAAGGGTGATACTTATACCCTCTTTCCTTTAACCTTAACGCATTCTCAGTCATATATTGCTTTAAATACGGATATCTGGTAACAAATTTGTCTAGCCATACCTCATGGTTACCTTGAACAAAATGTCTCTCTTTGCACCCAATTTTGTCCAAAGAAGCATCAATCCAATCCATACCAGCATTAACTTCTGCTATATCTTGCTCCAACAATGGCATTAAATCTTCCATTGGCTTAGCAAATCTACCTTTCCAATGATGAGTACTAAAATGAGTCCACTCACCTGTATCGCCTAAATCTATATATATATCAGGCTTTACAATTTCAATTGCTTGATTCACACAGCTTATAGCTTCAGGACTGTGTAAAGGAAAATGTTTGTCTGGTGTTACTATAGCTCTTTTTAAAACACCATTCGATTTTTTTCTTCTACCGATTATAATTCCTTTATTATATTGCTTAATTTATTAGCTCTATTAGGAGTTTGTCTTGCCCATCTAGAATCAAGCATCTCCTTTGAAGCCATTTTAAATTCATGATTCTCTAAATAAAGTAAAGTCTTTTTAAATTTAGATACTCCTGAAATTCCCATTTGATAGCACATTTCATATATTACATCTTTTGCCTCTACAGGTAGTCCCTTTAAAAATGGAAATCTTTTATCAGCCCTATCTATTAAAGAATCAAGCTTTCTTCTAAGTATCATTTCAGCTATGTCTTCATCCATAACTAAATCTTTAATTGCAAAACCATACCCTATAGTATCAAATCCTTCAGTGCATTTATATACTTTATCTCTAAAGCCTTCTGATAATTTAACTGCTTCTAATAATTCACTAGTCATACTATTCTCCTGTAAATGTTGAGCTACTTGCTAAAGCTTGTGCTTCAGATTTAGTTAATATACTAAAGTTTGGATATGATTTACTAGCTCCTAATGCAATCAATTCAGATAACACTCCTTCTTTCATAGACCATTCACCTTTAATAATGCAGTATGCTTTATCGTGTGAATATCTTGGAGCACCTACTTTACCTGTAAAGATTATATCATGCCATGTAGGAGCTGATTTATAATTAGTTGTTATAGTACCATCACTATTCTCAGTAACTGATTCTACTATTGGATATAGTGCTTTAATTTTAGTCCCAACAGCACTATCATATGCACTGCTAGGTATACAAAAATACATTTCATAATGTGCCATTATCTGTGACTCCTTTTACCTGCGTTATAAATTCTTGTTCTTTCATCATCACTTAATTCTTTTGTGTATAATAATACATCATCTATTTCTCCAATCATATGTTGGTCGTTACCACTTCTCCTACTTCCAATAACAAAAGTAGTATCAGGAGATATATCACCTACTG